ATCATGTATTAGCGAGTTGACATCTTAAAATAATTATATTATAATTAAATTGTAAACAAACCAATTAAACCAAATGAAAAAGACTTATTGGCACCACCATGAATTTAGACATGAATTGAGGAGTATTGCCGCTTTCTATCCAAAGACATATATGAAGGTTGGAAAGATATTAAAAGAGAAAGGTATTTTAGATTATCACTATGATTTTAAAAATCAAACTAATGATGATTTATTAAAAGAGTGGATTGCAATTCTTCAATATATGCCCAAACACGTTATTCCATATAGAGGAATGGGAACAGACAAACCATGGTGCGAACATGATTGGACAAGAAGAACAAAGGAGTTAGCACAATGAGTAATTTTCTAATGATGCTTGCAGCTTCAGGAGTATTTTATCTGGGGTTCAGCGATGCTTTGACCCAGATGAGTGAATATGATTGCCGCGTTGGGAATGTACAAGCGGCGTGTGAGGTGTTGCGATGAAACTCTATGAATATATAGATCAATGCGTAAGCAACACATCAAACAGCTTTGACGAAACAAGCAATGACGCAATAATTGATTTTTTAGAGTGCATAAAAGATTATGCGCCTGCTGATATTGATTTGGAAGAAGAACCCGAACCAACTTATCCAGAATATGAGGATGACGAAAATGAATAAAAGATATGACTATAAAGATCAAGAACTTGATTTAAAAATGCGAATTAAGTTCTTAGAAAAGAAGCTACGCGAACCCGACCATGATGTTGAAAAGTATCAGGAATGGGAGAGCAATCTTGAAATGGTTCGGGAAGAGTTAACCAATTTGCAATTAAAGAAATTTAAGTTTTTTCTAAGTAAATGGATTCATAACTTTAAAACAGGAAATCAGATTGTAAATGTAATTGATTGTATGTTTGTTTCTATGGAAGAGGAGGAACAAAAAGAAATGGCAAAAAAATGGTATCACAGGATCATTAAAGAAAAAGATATAAGACATTATCAACTGTTGGCGAAATATACAAAAGAAGAAAATCAAATGCTCAAAAATAGAGAAAAAAAAGGATTAAAAGCACAAAAGCAACAATATAAAAAACGATTAAATACACAAAAAGAACAAAATAAACAAGCGATAAAACGTCATCGAGACAACTTATATAAACAATATGTTTCACAATTAGAACGATATAAAAGTCATCTTGAACAACTTCAAGAGAAAAACAAAACTTTGAATGAAAGAATTGACGAATTAGAAGATCAAAAATATCAATTACATAAAAAATTAAAAAAGATAGATGCGATGCAAGAAGAAATTGACAAAAGAGCAGAAGTTTATAAGGAAGGCTTGATTAAATCAGGCTTGAAAAACATTTTACAAAAGGAGGATTTATGAAAGATCAGGAACAGTTGAGGGCGATTAATCAATTACTGTCTTTAGTTATTGGTGGACGTATTGCAAGACAGACTGAGCATTTAAAAAGCGCTCCCTTGAATCGCGTTAATCACGCTGAAAAAATAATTGCTGATAAAGAACTTCAGGAAGCTACTAGGGATTTACAAGATGGGTATGAAGACGCATCTAAAAAAATTTCACAGATACAAAGAAAACTGGAAAGTTTGGGAAGTTTAAAAATACTAGCGGAAATGGTAGAGGGAAATATAAGGGATGCGGCGCTTGCTGCTATAACAGAAGGTGCAAATTCTGATGGATATTTGTTTGAAGAGTACAACGATTGGGACAATAAAAAATGAATATTAGATATATAGACAATGAAGCACGTTTTTATTTTATTTGCGAAACTTGCGGCGAAGCTATTGAAGATTTAGATGGTGTTGTAGATTTTCCCGCATTTCCATTTTCTAAAAACATTAAAAGCCCTTTGCGTTTTTATCACAGGGGAAGATGTGCAAAAGTTGGAGAAAAAAGAAAATTTTATGATATGTGGGGCGATTGGAATTTAAAAGATTTTGCTGCAAGTTTGTATAAAGGAGAGTTGCCTGCGGGAATAAGATTTTTAAATGGAGAAGACCCTGAAGAAATTTTTAAAGATGAAAAATAAATTTGTTGACAATATAAATCAATTATATTATAATTAATTTGTAACAAACAAATCAAACCAATGAATTTTGAAAGACCAAGAGCAAAAAGAGTTATTCAAGGAATATTTACCGCTATGGATTGCGGAAAGTGGTTCTCACAAGAACAAATTACACAAAGATTTATTGACGGCGGATATGCTGAAAGATTAGCTAAAAGATATGCAAAAGCATTAATTGAAGCAAATACAGATATAACACACTTCAGCAGATGGCAAATTGAAGGAACAAAAGAATTACGTTTTAAAACCGTTGACATTAATATTTAATTATATTATAATTAATTTGTAAGCAAACCAAACAAACCAATGTTATTTCAAAAAACTTTCACAATTAAATTCGGCGATAATCTAAACAACACAAACTATTACTTTGAATACAAAAAAGGTGATGAGTTTGGATACTTTGTCGAAATGAAATACGGCAACATTCAATATGAAATAAGACTTGAAGCAATTGATTTTTTGATGAAGTTAGAGGGCATTAAAAAATTTGATAATGTTGTTGAAGGATGGGATGGCGACAAGTTTTGTCACAATCATAATTACATGACCCCTGAAGATTTGTTGATGGAAGAAGGTGATGAATTAGATTGGAATTGCAAATATAGCCCTTGCCATTATTGATGATTATTGAAACCCCATCTTTGCTTTCCCCTTGTGGTTCATATCAGGTTGACTTCTTCCCAATAAAAGGTCAGCCTGATCTTTTCTTTCGTATAGGAACATTTAATGGGATAACAGAATTTAAAGAGACAGTAAGTAAAGCTGAAATGATGAGAGATATTGAACGCAAAAGATTTAGGTATTTTAAAACAATTCAATTAAATAGAATCCCGCAAAAATTATTCCAAAGGCTTTAATGTGTGTTGCGCGTGTTCTGATGTTCTTCTGTCATCCCATTCAACCCTGTAGTATTGAT